GCACCTCGGTGATCACGCCCGGCGCCAGCAGGTCGCGCGTCACTGCCAGCGTGTCGATGTTCGCCGTCCCGACCGTGAAGTCGCCGGTGACCGTCGTGTCGCCGTCCAGCGTGATGTTGAAGCCGGAGACAGAGAAGTCAGGCTCGACCAGCGTACCGGCGTCGAGGCGAACATTGCCGCCGGTGACAGTGAAATCGCCATTGACGATGGTGTTCGCGTCCAACACGGCCGTGCCGCGCGCCGTACCGTCCGCATTCTCGCCGCCGACGCGGAAGTCACCGTTGACGAACGTGTTCGCGTCCAGCCGAACGGTGTCGCCGTCCACGAAGAAACTGCCATCGACAGTAGTGTTGCCGTCGAGGGTGATGTTGGTACCGATGACGCTGAAGTCGCCGGTGACGGTCGTGTTGCCGTCGAGGGTGATGTTGAAGCCGGAGACAGAGAAGTCAGGCTCGACCAAAGTCCCGGCGTCGAGGCGAACGTTGCCGCCGGTCAGAACAAAATCGTTTGTTATCGCTGTTGCGCTGTCGAGAACAATGTATTCGCCAGTGACCACAAACGTGCCCGTGACTGTCGTGTTGCCGTCCAGCGTGATGTTTTCACCCAGCACGGTAAAGTCGCTGGCAACCGTGGTGTCGCCGTCCAGCGTATCCAGCCCCTCGTTGACCTTGGCGTTTATTTCCGACTGCCCGAACGCAAACCCCTCGCGCAGCGCCTCCCGGCTTTCGAACGCGCGCCACGCCTCGCCCAGAGTGTCGAATAGCGTGGCGTCGATGGCGTCGAACTGCTCACGAGCATCGCGGACGGTCTGGCGCAGCGATGCGCCGTCGAGAACCGACAGCTGCGTCTCGGCCGTTGAAATTCGCTCTTCGGCCTCATCAAGTGTCGTTTTGTCGGCTTTCAGCTCGATGGTGTCCTGTATTTCACCAATGGCAATGCCGTTATTCGTGGTGGTGGTTTCGATGCCATCAACACGAGTATTGTCGGCCTTGAGAACGATCGATGATTCCAGCGCGCTCACGTCGATCTTCACACTGCTGACATCAGCCTGTAGATCGTCCAACGCGGGCAGGCTCTCCGGGTCCAGCTTGGCCTCAGTGATGGCCTGATTGACGTCGGCGTATGTCGCGCGCAGTTCAATACTGGCCTTGGCGGCGTCTAGGTCGATAGACAGGTCGCTGGCGCGTTGGTCCAGATACTCGACCGCAGATATTTTGACCTGCCCGCTTTCCGGGTCAACAGTGATCCCGGCGTCGGCCATGCGCTGGTCGGTGCGCTGGATATTGCTCAGCGCCCAGCCTATTTGCTGACTGGCCTCGTCCAGCCGCGCCTCGACGTCCCGCTGCGCCGGGATCATGGGCAGCACCCTGTCGATCAGCGCGCCATCGACGGGCTGTACAACTGCCGGGACACCCGGCGCGGGCGTTATGCCAATCGACCCCAGATGCGCCGTCACCGACGCCAGAAGCTCCCCGACCGTCCCGGTCGCGTCCGCCAGCGCGTCGTCGTGGCGATCCATCGCGGCGGTCACGCGATCATCCAGCGACTCGGCTGCGTCAAGCGGGCCATAGGCGGCCGACGCCGCGTCCCGCAACTCTGCAACCGTCCCGGTCGCGTCCGCCAGCGCGTCGTCGTGGCGCGCAAGGGCAGTGTCGATCTCCGACACCAGCGGCGATTCCAGATCCGACTTGTCCAGCCGTACGTCAGGCGTGGTAACTGGCATCCAAGCCGACCAGTCCGTGCGCCGCCCCAGAACGAACCGCGCCCGCACTTGGTAATCCTCGCCCGGCAGCAGGTCGCCCGCGATGGCCGTACTGCCTTCCTCGGCTGCCACCGTGCCGCTGGTGATGGACTCGTTGCCACCGGACAGCTTGACGTCGAAGCGCAGAAGCTGCGCTTCGGGCGCGGTCGTGGTATCCCATGTCAGGCGGATGCCCGGACGGCGACCATCACCGCTACCATCCGGCACGCGCGGGCGGAATACACCGCCGAATTCGCTGATCTGCGCAAAGCTGGCGCGGTTCATTTCCGCGATGATATCGGCAGGCTCGACGCTGACGTCGATCTCGAACCCGGCCTCGTACTTGACGCGATCCCCGATCAGCTCGTCGCACTCGTTCATGGCGGCGAACCACGCGTCAAGCGGCAGGTCCTCGGCCGGCACCTGCCCGCCGTACACGTCACCCGTCGGCAGGGTGATCCCGCGAAATATATTGTAGTTGATCACTTGCGGGTTACGAGTGTATTCCCATGTGGATTCGTCGTCCCAGCGGTGCGCGCCGGACCCGCCGGGCACCGTACCGTCCTTGCGCGGATCGTAGAGCGCGGTCCCGTTGACCTCGAAGCGCACCGACGGCAGACCAGAATAGACTTCCCGGTCCAGCTCGAACGTCAAAATACAATATGCCGTCCCTTCGAGGATGTGGTCCACGGTCCATGGCCGGTCGGGGTGGTCGCCGTACTTGTCCACCAACATCGGGTCGGCGGCCGTTTGCGAGCCGTCGTAGAACATGGCGCCGTGAACCGGCTTGTTGGACACTTCGAGGATGTAGGTCAGGTAACGGTTCGACGGCCCGTGCGAGTACGCAGGAGCTACGGCATGGCCCTCAAGGCCAATGCGGCCAACCACGAATTTATACGGCGTGGTATCGCCCGTCGTGGTCTGCTCGGTCTGGATGCCCTGCGACCGAACTTTCGGCTTTTTCTGGAAAAGCTGGCCCGCCAGCGTCAGTGCCGCACCCGCGATCAGCTTGCCGAAAAACGTGGAGGTCAGCGCCTGCGTGAATGCAGCGATGGTGGCCCCAAACCCGGCCCCGGCCCCGGCAGCCGCCGACGCGACCGCAAGCGCCGTGCTGATCGGCTCGGCCTTGGCCGTTCTCGGAAGGATGCACAGCGCGATCAGCGCCCAGCGCGCAGTCGTGCCGTCCCGCGCGAAACCGCCGCGTGCGCGCCGCCGCCACGTAGTCCCTCAGCATCTCGGCACGGGTCATCGGCGCTGCCCCGACGTCCCGTCGCTTTCGGGGATTTCACGCCCACCGTCCGTGGATGGCGTTGTCGGCGGCGGCGCGGCCCGGCTGTTCTTGACGCCCCAGAAAACGCCCACGGCGCCGGAAATTGATGCGTATTCACGGCCGCGATCGTTCGGGTTGATGGTGCGCTGCGCCGCGTCGGATTTATTGGTCGTCAGGGTCCGTGTCAGCGCTCGGGCGGCGCTGGCCACCGTAATTGTTACCTCGCCGCTTTCGCCCGGCACTGGACGCGGCACGTCCATGTTCTCGACCGCGCCTTTCAGCAGGCGGTGGGGTTCGGCCAGCAGTTGATCCGTTTCCGGGTCAAAAATCGCACGGTGGATTTCCACCGGCGCAAGGCGCGTGTCATAGCCGTGGATTAGTTGCAGCACCTCGGGTGGCACGCCCGACAGCATCAGGTCGTGCATTTGCACATTCAGGCCCACGCCGCCCTTGATGGGCGGTACCTGCATCAGTGCCCCGGCCCCGTAATAGGTACGCGTCACGCCGCCGATCACGAAGTCCTGCGCGTCCGCACCGTTCCAGAATCCGGTTTCCTCCAGCGCGCCGGTAGACCGGTTCCGCGCCCGTATCCACACCAGCGCGCGGGATTTTACCCCCCTCAGGTCGCCGAGGAAGGTGCTGACCGCCGAAGCGTATTCCCGCATGTGTTACCTCAATGTCTGCACGAAGCTGAACGACGCGCCCGGATCCCACGGGCAGGCCGCCGATGGATATTTCGCGGTTGTTCGCGGCCAATTGCGTGATGATCGGCGAATAGCTGTCAACGATTGTGCCGTCCGGATCGTACGCCGGGTGTGTGCGGCGCGTATCATACGCCACGAACGACGACCCTGCCCGATCCAGCAAAGAAAGCAGTGCCTCGATTTCGTATGCCGTGGCGTCCGTGATTTGATGCGGCGCCAATGTGATTCTGCCCCGCCAAACAGGGTCACCGATGGATGATGGTAATATCGTTCCATTCGCCATGCGGTCGATCTGGCGCGGTTCGTCAACCCAAACACGCGCAGACGCCACGGGCAGTTTTTCAAAGAACTGCGATTCAGTCAGCGGAAATGTCAACGCCATCAGTATTTCACCCTCGGGTCACCGCTGATTTGCTTTACACGCGCCGGGAGCGTTTTGCGGTCATATTGCTGCAAACCTTGCTGCGTGATTTCCACTGCAAGCGGACCGGCAATGCGCTGCACGTCCTGGACGATGCTGCCATTCTCGACACGGGCCACCACCTCTACGCGGGCGGGTTGCCCGCCGCCCATCATGCGCGCCGTGTCGGCCCGCGACGTGACCCGCGCCGGGCCGGTCACGATCTCCGGGCCGCGCTCACCCACGACGCCGAATTGTCCCGCTGGGATCATCCCGCCCTTGTCGAAAAGGCCTGCGAAAATGCCGCCACCACTGAACAGGCCGGGCGCGATGGCGCTTGCCAAGCCGCTGATGCCAGACGACAGAAGCCGTTCCCCAAGCCTCGACAAGACGCCCCCGATTTTGCGCGACCCGGCAATTAGGCCCGCGACCATACTGCCAAAGCGGTCAGCGGTTTGCGTTGCTTTCTGGCCCAGCCCCTCAAGGCTGTCCCCCATTTCGTTCACGCCTTGGCGCACTGCGTCAGTCGCAGTCCGGGTGTTGTTCTTGATGCCAATCCCAAGGCCCGCCATAAGGTCGCGGCCTATCTCCATCCACTTTCGCGACGGTGAACGCGTATCACTTTCATCCCGCGCGGCATCTTCCGCATCACGCGCGGCACGCCGTGCTGCGCTGCCGACCGACACAGATCCCTCGTCAATGCCAGAAGACATGCCTTCGGAAAGATCGCGCCCTAATCTGCGACCGGCGCTTCCAGCGCTGACGCCAGAAAAGTCGAAAATTGAAAGCGCGCTTTCGCGCAGCGCTTCCCATCTTTCTTTGATGCCATCGACAAAGCCTTGAATTGCGTCAATGCCCCATTGCTTGAGCTTGCCGGGCAATTCGGACACAGCGTCGATGATATCCTGCACCGCCTGCTGGAATCCCGGAAGGATCGCCTCGATGATGCCCAGCAACGCCTGCATCGCGCCATTGACAATATCGCTCCACCCCTGCCACATGGTCTTGAGACCTTTGAGCGCGCCTTGCAAATCGCCGGTCAAAAGCCCGACAATCGCTTCAAGCGCGCCGTTCACGATGTCCTTCGCGCCGACCACAAGCGTTTTAATGAATTCCCACGTTTCCTTGAACAAAGATCGCCAGGCCGATTGGCGAGGCAAGCGCTGCGAAGCCGGTGGCAAGAAAGCCGACGCCGATTGCCAGAGGGCCAACAGCAGCCGCAACAGTCGCGGCAATTGCCGCGAACCGGCGCGCTTCCGGGGAGAGATCGCTAAACCACCGCGCGGCGACTTGGAGTTTTTCAGCCAGACTTTCCAAGGCCGGTGCAAGTGACGCAGCAAGCTGGTTGAACAACCCCTTGGCTGCGTCCCCCGCTGCGCGCAGGGCCTCGCGGCTGTCATTCAAGGCCGCGATTGTCTTCCCGCTCATGACCGCGCCAGCGTTTTCGGCGCTGTCGGCCAGCCGGTCCATTTCCTCGCCGTTGTTGCGCAGCAAGGGAAGAAGCGCAGTCGCGTCGGAGGCCAACGCCTCCATGTAGAACGTCATCTCCTGCTGGCTTAGCCCGGCCTGTTCCAGCGATGACACGTAAAGCTGCAACGCCTCGGGTCCAGACAGCTTTTGGAACTGCTCAGCCGTCACGCCGACCTTGGGCGCAATGTTCTCGAAGAAATCGGCCATCGGCCCGCCGCCCGTGGCGATGAAGTCTCCCACGCGGTCGTTGGTATCCTTGAGGATATCGGCCAGCTTTCCCTGCTCGAACCCCACGTCGCGCGCCCCGGCGGCGAACCGCTGGAACTCTACGACGCCCGAGTTTGACAGATCGGCAAAGCGCTCGATCTCGAACGCCGAATTGAACGCTGACCGCGCCATGAGGCCAAAACCAGCAACCATCGGCGCGGTAACGCGCGTGGACATGGTAGTGCCGAAACTGCGCAGGCTGCGACCCACGCGACTGAACCGCCGTTGCAGGTTCGACATGGACGCCTCGGCCCGCTTGGCACCGCGCTCGAAGGCGGCGCTGTCCAGGCTGAGCATCGCCCGCAGGGCACCAATCTCAACTGC